TTTGTATACCTAAAAATATCCTCTTCTGTACGGGCATTTTCAGTCATGTAAATGCCAACTTCCTGATCTAACTTGGCAATCTTATCTTGGTTGGTGTTTATATTGGCATTTCCACGATTTTCGAGTTCTTCAATAAACTCTTTTTGCATCTGTTCTTTTTCTTTAAGAGTTTGCTTCTTAAGATCTAGAGATTTGATTTGATCTTTCTGTATTCGAACTTTATCCTTAAGAAGATTATTCATCGCAGAAAAAATGCGAATATCCAAAAGATCTTCAATAACTTCTCTACGATGTGCAGTGGTCAATTGCATAAAAGGAACAAAAGTGCTGCTACCCAAAATAACAATCTGAGTAAAAGACTTATAGTTTACCTTAAGAATATTTTCTTCCAAGATTCTTTGCATAGCACGATCATCTGCTTCTTTGTGCAGTGGTGTGCCATTTACAAGAATATCAAAAATAGAAGGTTTAATCCCACGACGAACAATATAATCACGACTGTTTATCGAAAACTCAATTTCGACTAAACAATCTCTTTCATTTACACTATTCGCTAGTTGTGGTTTGTTAATCTTTCTGAATGGTTTATTAAATAGAACAAACGTAAGCGCATCCAAAACAGTTGACTTACCAGCACCGTTTGTACCGACAATAAGGTTGGTATTAAACTCCTGAAAATTAACTTCTGTAAATTGATTTCCCGTGCTCAGAAAGTTTTTCCACTTAATTTTTTTAAAGACAATCATTCTAAAATATTCTTAGGGGGAATCACGATATCGTTAGGTGTGATTACAGCATACTTGTAATTATACACCCGACAAGTATTAATTGCAAGTTCTGGATCAACCTGAATAACATCCATTTCCATATCAGTGTCATCCTCTAGCATTAATGCATAACGAATAGCATCATCCTCTTCTTCAAATAAAAAAAGAACTTTATCTCCAGTTTCATCCTTTACAGCATAAGCACCATCATCAGTTTTACCTTGTACTGCAAGAATGAACATTTACTCTACCTCGCAAGCTTGACGATATAACTCTTGAAAGAGATTTTTAACAATAGATTTATCAAGATTAATTTCAGACTCATCAATATATCTATTTAAAATCGAAAGAGTATTTTCTGTTTCTTCTACCGTAAAATCCTCACTCTCAATGATATCAAAGTTCTCAATAATTTTTAACTCTTGTATTCCAGAAGAATAGAGTTTATCAATAAACTTCTCAAAAGATTTAATATTTGTTTTTTTGCGAACAATAACTTTAACAATCTTATTTACATACTCAGTTGCGTCAAACATTTGATGCGGAGTATCTTCATAATAAATGTTGTAGAATAATTTAAACGGATTATTAATTGGAGTGTGTTCTAAAGTTTCTGTATCAAAAATGTGAAATCCACGAGTATCATTTACATCATTCCAGAACATCTCATAAGGGTTTCCTAGATAGAAGATTTTACCATTATCCGATCGAGTGTGATAGTGTCCCGAAAAAACATGGGTGAACTTGTCAAATAATTCGCACCCCATACCGTCTTCCATGACGTGCCCTCGATGAGCTTTAAATCCGTTGAGCTCAAGGTGCCCCAACACACACTTGCAAGATGTCTTTTGAATGAGTTTGCGAGTAGTTTGATCGTTTTCTTGATTAATCCAAGGAATAAAGAGGACTTTAAGTTTATCTAATTTTACTTCTATTGCTTCAGAATAAACAATAACATTTTTATACTCTGAAAGAAGCAAGTTAACCGAATTAACAGTATTTGTATTTTTATAATAAGCAGTGTGATTACCAACAATAGTATGAACTGTTATGCCAAGATCTCTCAACTTATTGTAGTAATTTTCTTTCGCCCATTCCAAAGACCAAAGATCAATGTTTCTACGATTATCAAAAGTATCTCCCATATCAACGACTACTTTAATATCATTTTCTTTTAGATAAGGAAAAAATACCTCATCATAAAACTTCTTAAAGTAGTCGTGTAAAAACTTTGATCCTTTGCGAGCACCAAAGTGCTGATCGGTTATAATTGCGACTTTCATCTACCGCGATACTGAATATTATCCTTGATCGTATTATAGTCGGAACTGCTGCCAGAAAGCAAGCTATCGTCAATCATCATAACCTCATCAAAACCTGTGCGTTCGATAATCTTGGTCTTAATTTCTAGTTGCTTCTTCTCTTTCTGAATACGACGGAGAAAAGCATAATGAATGATTTGAGTAAAGTATGCAAAAGGATTATTTGACTTCTCTGGATCAAAATTGTGAATGTACTGAATACAATTCTCAATTCCATCAGAGATCATATCATCCCTAAACATATAGTTGACGAAATTTGGTTTGTAGGAAAGATGTGTAGCAATCTTAAGAAAACATTCGCCAAGATAATTCGGAATATTTGGTTTCCCTTCCCAGTGTTTTGACCTATCTTCTCTAGTTGGATAACGAGAATTTTTCTCGTAAAAATGTTTTTCAACTTTACTTCTATAAACAATCAGTGCTTCTAAAAGTTCCTTGTTGTTGACATAATGTTCTGGTTTTTTCTTTGGCATAACATATTTTAATTAAAAAAGTTAATATTACGTATTAGAATTATACCACAATATGTTAGGACTTGACAACTCGTAAAATTATGAGTAGAATCGCTTTGCTAGGGTTGATAAGATAGCTTTAACTTAATTGTCTTTAATGTTATTATTATAGATATCTTCTAGTTTTTTTCTCGCTTCATTAACGGAAGATATGTATCCCATCTTATCTGAGACCTTAACAGACTCAGTTTCTGCATTAGAACTCATATTTGGAAACGGTTTTTTAGATGGGAATTCTTCCAAATATTCTTGATAAAAATTAATCATATTTTTATCTTTAATTTCTGTCATAGTAATAATTTTTTCAAAGTTAACTACAAAAAAATCATCAGTAGAAAACTTTATCCAGGGTTCTAATTTTAAAAGTGTTCCTTTATTTTTTGGGATATATTTTAATATGACAGGATTTTGCAATATAACAACAGAATATTCTGTGGTATTATCAATAGAAACTAATGAGAATACTTCTTCTCCAGAAACCATTTTTATAATTGCGTAAAACTCTTCTCCCATTAGTTTTTTAGCGAAATGTTTACAATATCATAGTTAAAGTTTTCTTCGTTATAAACTTTGATTCTTTCGATTAAATGATTGAGTGTATAATTTTTTCTTGACTTATAACTGATATCATCAGCAATATCATATAAAGTTGCTTTCACTTTGCTATCACCCTTTCTTAGAACTCTACCGATTGATTGGAGATTTCGGATTCTTGATTTACTAGGTGAAGCAAAAATAACATTATGTAAATTTTTAATATTAATTCCTGTACTGAAAGTTCCGTAAGATGCCACGATAATTGCATTTTGTTCTCTTTCAGTAATTTCTCGAACTTTTTCTCGATCTTCTGTAGCTACTCCACCATGCACAAAAAATACATGACGTTGTTCAACTATGCTACTATTTATGAGTTCGTATAAAGGTTGTCCGTGACCTTCAACTCTGGAAAATAGAATTAAAGTATTACCCTTGAGATCTATGGCAAGGTTTTTAATAAACTTATTTCGTTTTTCGTGATTGATAATATATTGAACTTCATCTTCAAATGTTTCAAATCTATTCGGTGGGTGTTTCAATAGCAGGATATTAATATCCAGTTTAGCAACGTGACCCTTTTGCATCAGTTCATCTGTGCGAACGATTTTATAAGATGGGCCAAATAAACCTTCTAAAACCCACTTGTGTGTCTGCGTGCCGTCTAGCGTGCCGGTGAAACCATAACGATATTTTGCATCAGAAAGCTTTGTCATTATAGATACTAGTGACTTTGATTTAAACTGGTGTGCTTCATCTCCTACGACCACATTAAATCTTGAGAAATATTGTCGGGGAAGTTTGTAGATGGACTGCCAGGTTGTAATGATGACCTGTGAGTCTGTTTCTCTCTCCTTTCCCGCATAGATCTTGTGGCAATATGAACCCACGTCCCACCCATAATCTGCAAAGTCTTTATACATCTGTTCTACAAGGGATGTCGTCGGAACGACTA